GTCCCCATTTCTCCCCCGAACGGCCCGAACCTGCGCCGACCAGGCCAAACACCAGCCCGACAACCACCACCACCGCCGCAAGCTCCCAAAGTGACGCCCGTCACACCCGGTCGGGAGGCCCCCGCATGATCGAGCGCCACCGGCTCGCCCTCCTCGACCCCATGAACGGCACGCCCGGCGAGACGGCCCGCCACCGCTACCTCACCGAGGCCGGCGATGGCGCCCTCATCACCACGATTCTGGCGGTGGACAGGTGAGCGCGCCTCAACGATGGGCTGCCGGTCTGGCACGCCTCCGTGAGCGCCCAGCGCCGGGGCCGCTTCCTGGCCGACGAGGCCCGGCTGGAGCGCCTGGCCGTGGCCGCCCTCCGAGGGGTCGGGGGCGACGTCGAGTGGTGGGTGTACGCCCTCATGCTCAACGGCCCCGCCATCGTTGGCCACCTGCGCGTCCCGGTGACGCCGCCCGAGTACGCCCTGGTCCCCGCCGGCCTGGTGAGCATGGACGCCGGCGAGACTGGTCCCGTGAGGCCCCGCACCCCATGACCCGCCGGGAGGAGCAATGACGGCCCCCGCCCGCCGCCTCCAGACCGCCCTGTTCCCCACCCGTACCCGCCCGGTGCTGCGCCTGCGCCGGGAGGCCGAGGCCACCATCCGCGCCCTGCGGGCCGATGGCCTCCTGCGCCCTCGGGACCAGCTCCTCGTGGGCCTGGTGCGCACCGCCGCCGACGCCGCCGACGAGCATCGGGCCGACCCCGGCGCCGCCTTCCACCTGTCCGCCACGTTGAAGCTCCTCACCGAGCTGGACGGCCGCCTCCGTGAGCTGGCCGGCCCGACCGACGATGCCCTTGATGACCTCATCGCCGCCGCTGGCAGTTCCGCCCCGCCTCGCGACGCCGCGTGACCCCGCCTGGCCCAGCTATGGGCCGGCGGTGGCCGCCGTGGGCGCCGCCCTGTACCGCCGGCCCCTCCAGGCCTGGCAGGTCTACGTGGCCGACGTCGCCGGCGAGTTCGACCCCGTCACCGGCGACCTGCGCTACCCGGTGGTGGTCATCCACGTTCCCCGCCGAGCCGGCAAAACCGCCCTGGTCCTGGCCCGCCTGGTGCGCCGCCTCCTCGGCCAGCCCCGCTCGCAATCGTGGTACACCGCCCAGACCGGGGGTGACGCCGGCCGCACCCTGCGCCGGGAGTGGTTGCCGGTGCTGCGCTCCTGCGGCCTCTACGGCCGGCTGAAAGTGTCGCTCCGGGCCGGCGCCGAGTCCCTGGAGCTGGCCCGCCACGACTCCTCCGTGACCTGCTTTCCGCCCATCGAGTCGGCCCTGCACGGCACCAACGTGGACGAGGCCGTCATCGACGAGGCCTGGGCCTTCGACCTCGACACCGGCCGGGCCGTCGAGCAAGCCGTGTTCCCCGCCCAGCTCACCCGCCCCGGCGCCCAGACCGTGATTGTGTCGGCCGGTGGAACCGTCGAGTCGACCTGGCTGGACGGCTGGCTGGAGCGGGGCGAGGGGGCGGTGGCCGCCGCCGCCGGCTCCGTGGCCCTGTTCGATTGGGGCGCCGACCCCGACGCCCCCGGCTACGACCCGACCTCGCCGGCCACCTGGTGGACCGCCCACCCCGCCCTGGGCGACACCATCCGAGAATCGGCCATCGCCGCCGAGCTGGAGCGGGCCGCCGACCTGGCCAGCTTCGAGCGGTCCATCCTCAACGTCTGGCCTCGGCCCCGCGAGCTGCGCCGCCAAGAGGTCGCCCTCGACCGCTGGGCCGCCCTGGTCGACCTCGACTCGCCGCCCGCCGCCGACGTCGTGGCGTTCGACGTCGCCGGCGACCGGACCATGGCCTGCCTGGCCCAGGCCGGCTGGGTGGGGGAGCGGGTGGTGGTCGAGGTCCTCGACTACCGGCCCGGTACCGCCTGGGTGCGCCCCGCCGTGCGCCGCTGGTTGGCCGCCCACCCCGGCGGGGTGGTGGTGGCCGACAACCTGGCCGCCGGCGCCATGGCCGACCAGCTAGAGGCCGCCGGCGTCGACATGGTCCGCACCGGCCCGAGCCACATGGCCCGCGCCTGCGCCGACCTCCTCGACGGGGTGAACGCCGGCACCCTCGGCCACCGGGGCCAGGAAGTCCTCGACGTCGCCCTGGCCGGTGGTCGGCGCCGGCCGCTGGGCGACGGGTGGGCCTGGAGCCGCAAGGCTTCCACGGTCGACGTGTCCCCGGTGGTCGCCGCCACGCTGGCCGCCTGGGGCGCCCGCACCCGGCCCCGGTCCCCGGCCCCCTTCGTGGTCGTGGCTCGCGCATGAGGTGTCAGACGCCGTCTGACGCCGTAGCGTGGTGCCGGGGCCGTCGTTGCGGGCGGCCCCGGCCGCCGCCCAGCGGCCCTCAACCCTCACGGAAAAGGACCCACCAGTGGCCGAGCAAGTCTGTCAGGACACGTCGTTGAACGTGCGCCTATCCCAGGGCGGCAAGCCGAAGAAATCCGTCCACCACACCCTGTCCAGCGCCATCCCCTCGATGCTGCGGGGGGTGGCCCGCCGGGCCGAGCTGGGCGAGGTCGACGTCACCGACCTGGCCGAGCTGAAAGCCCTCCACGAGCACGTCGAGCGGGCCATGGTCGACACCATCGTCGTCCTGCGCCGCGACGGCTACTCGTGGGCCGACGTCGGCCGCGCCCTCGGCGTCACCCGCCAGACCGCCCAGGCCGTCTACGGCCACGGGAACGACTGATGGACCCGACGTGCGCCGTCTGCGGCGCCCGCATCCGGTGGGTGGGCACCCTCGACCTCGGCGCCTGGGTTCACACCGACCCGGACTACGACCCGTTCCGGCCACCCATCCACGCCCCCAGCCCCAGCCCCAGCCCCGTGACCGAGGAGGAGGCCCGCCGCCCCTGTAGCACCTGCGGCGCCGCCTGCCGGTGGGCCGAGGACGCGTGGTACTGCCCGGCGTGCGGCGACGAGTTCTACACCGACGTCGACTGATGGGGCGGAGGGGACCGCACCGCCGGCGGCCCCCTCCTCCTGTCTATTCCCTGTGAGGGGTTGACCTCAGTCCGTAGTTACATGAGTGTCACCCGCCAAGCGATGGGTAGGTGGCTCGGACGCCGCGGCGGCAACCGGGAGCTGGTCGAGGCCGCCCCCGCTCCCTTGCCCCCGCCGGCCCCGCTGCCCCCGCCCCGCACGGTGGTGGCCGGCGCCGTCCTCGACCCGTGGCTGTTCTCCGGGGCCGGCCTGATGCGGGCCGACGCCATGAGCGTGCCCGTGGTGGCCTTCATCCGCCAGCAGCTCGCCGGCGGCATCTCCTCCATGGACCTCGACCGCTTCCGGGCCGAGGCCGGCGAGGAAGTCCAGATCGACCCCGGCTGGGCCGCCGACCCCGACCCCGCCCCGACCGTGCCCTCGTCGGTGTTCTGGGCCTGGGTGATTGACGACCTGTTCTTTCACGGCCTGTCGTCGCTGGTGGTCCTGGCCCGCGATTGGACGGGGGCGCCGGTCCAGTTCCGCCGGGTGCTGCCCGGCCAGCTCACCTACGACCCGACCACCTACGCCTGGGGCCTTATCACCCAGGTGACGCCCATCTACTACCGGGGCCGCCTCATCGACCCCGCCGACGTCGTGGTCATCAACGGCCCTCACGAGGGCCTCTTGAACTACGGGGGCACGATCCTCCAGGCCGCCCTCGACCTGGAGGCCGCCGCTAGCCGGGCCGCCGCCGAGCCGCTCCCTAACGTCGAGCTGCACCAGCGCACCGGTGAGCCGCTCACCCCTGACGACGCCGCCGACCTGGTGGCCCGCTGGGGCGCCTCCCGCGCTCGGGGCGCTACCGCCTACACGCCGGCCAACATCGAAACCAAAGCGGTGGGGTTCTCCTCCTCGGACCAGCAGCTCATCGAGGGCCGCCAGTACATGGCCACCCAGCTCGCCCGCCTCGCCGGCGTCAACCCGGTCCTGGTGTCGGCGGCCATGGGGTCCAGCTCCAGCTACGTCTACACCAACCAGGCCGATTACCGGCAGTCGTTCCTGGATGACGTCATGGACCCCTACCTGCGCGCCATCGAGGGCCGGTTGAGCGCCAACGACGTGAGCCCTCGGGGCCAGTTCTTCCGTTTCGACCGCGACGCCTTCACCCACCTGACCCAGATGCAGAGGGCGCAAATCATGATCGGCGCCTTGCGCTCCCAAGCCGAGCCCGAGCGCATCGACCAGGTGGCCCGCTCCATCGGGGTCGACCCCGCCGCCGGCGGCACCGCCGGCGATCCGGTGCGCCCGGCCGACGCCGTCACCCAGCCCGCCCCCCGACCCCAGCCCCAGCCCGCCGCCCCCCGAGGAGCCGCCGCATGACCTCGACGCCGACCGTGACCCGCTACGTCGAGCTGGTGGCCCGCCACGCCGGCGTCGAGGCCGACCTGGCCCGCCGCACCATCGCCGGGGTGGTGTCACCGTGGAACACCTACGCCCATGTCAGTACCGGCCAGGTGGTGGCCTTCGCTCCCGGTTCCCTGGCCATGGGCGACCGGGTGAAGCTGATCCTGGACCACGATCCGACCCAGCCCGTGGGTGTCCTGGCCGGCACCCAAGCCACCACCACCGGCCAGACCGCTTCCTTCCGGGTGCCCGGCGGCCCCAGGGGCGATGCTGCCCTCCTCGACGCCTCCGAGGGTCTCCGTGACGGCCTGTCGGTCGGCGCCGAGATTCTCGCCGCCGACGAGACCGATGAGGGCCTCTACGTGACCGCCGCCCGCGTGCGGCACGTCGCACTCCTGTCCGAGCCGGCCTACGACGACGCCCGCGTCACCGCGGTCGCCGCTTCCCATCCGAAAGGTTCACCCGTGACTGTTATCGACCAAGCGACCGCTCAGAGCGCGGACGGGGCTACCGTCCTCCAAGGTTCAACCGGGACCATGCCTCCGGTTGTAGCTGGGGCCGCCGGCGGGGTCCTACCGGCGACCGCCGCGCCGGTTTCCCCGCCGGCGACCACCGCACCGACCAGCGCCGAAGCGGCCGGCGGTGGCCTGACCCTAACGGCCGCCGGGTTAGCGGCCGGGGTCCCGATGGTAAGAATCGGGACAGAGCCTTACCCGTACGCCCAGCCCCACCACCTGGGCGGGCCGTCGTTCGTGCGCGACGCCTATGCCGCTATGGAGAACCCGTCATCGGAGGGCGCCACCCGCTGGCGCCGAGCCCAGATGATGGCGGCCGACGCCGCCGGCGCCGCCCTGGCCCTCATGGACGCCCCCCCGCCCCACCTGGCCGCCGCCACCGGCGACACCGGCAACACCGGCCCGCTGGCCATGCCCCACATGATGCCGGACCGGTTCGTGCCCCTGAAGGGGGCCAAGGCCCCGTTGTGGTCGGCCCTCACCAAGTACGGGACGTCGGACTTTAACTCCATCATGGTGCCCCGCACCCTGACCGAGACGGGCCTGTCGGGCACCGGCGCCGACGAGGTCACCCCGCTTCCGCCGGGGACGATCACCGCCGCCACCGACACCATCGTCATTGAGGAGGTCGAGGGGTCCTATCAGTTCTCCCGCAAGCTCCTGATGGGGTCCAACCCTCAGATTGACCGCATTGCCCAGGACGCCCTCGACCGGGCCTGGCTCCAGGACGTCGAGGCCCGAGCGGTGGCCTACTTCACCAACCCGGCCAACTCCACCGCCGCCACCGCCCTCTACACCGATGGGGGCGACTACACCCGTGTCCTGCGCGCCCTGTTCGCCCAGCTCGCCGCCGGCACCATCTACAGCGCCACCGTGGTCCTGCCCGCCGCCAAGGAGTACATAGCGGCCGCCGAGGCCGACGACACCACCGAGCGCCCGCTCCTCCCCTACGGGGCCCGCGTCAACTCCTCCGGTGACGCCGGCGTCGGCTACGAGTCCCTCACCGTCCAGGGGGTTCCGCTGAACCCTGGCCCGTGGATGACGGCCGACAAGTCCCTGGTCCTGGACCAGGACATCAACGCCGCCGTGGCCTGGACGACGCCGGTGATGAATTTCCGCCTGGAGTGGACCGGCGACGGCAACTACAAGGTCCTCAAGCTGGTCAAATACTCCGGGGTCGGTTTCTGGTCGCAGTACCCCGGCGGTGTCGTGGTGATGACCGGCTCCACGCCGTTGCCCCTCGGCGCCCTCGGCGGGGTGACCATGGAGCTGCCCAACGGCTTCCCCGCCGGCACGCCCGCCGCCGCCGCCCTCAACGCCACCGCCGAGGAGCCGGCCAAGGTCCGCCGCTAATGCCTGTCGGATGGCCCACCGACGCCGACCTGGCCGCCAAGCTCGGCCCCCACGTCGACCCGACCGACCCGCTGGTTACGTCGGCCAATGAGGCCGCCGCCGCCGACGCCATCCGTTACGGGACCGCCTCCGGGGCGATCGACGCCACCGCCGGGGCCGTGACCGCCGCCGGTTTCGAGGACGTCCTGGCCCTGGGGGTGTGGCGCTACCAGGACCGAAACAAAGGCCCCGAGTGGGCCGCCCAGGGCGAGTACGGGCCGAACGCCGCCGACCGTCTCCGTATCCTCGGCCGGCTCCAGGGCGGCCTCGGCCTCCCGGTGGCATGAGCGTCGACACCGACACCCTGGCCCTGGAGGCCGTCGAGGGCGCCCTGGTCGACGCCGGCATCCGGGTGGCCACCGCCGCCGCCGACCTGGCCCCGCCGTGCGCTTACCTCCTGTGGTGGAGCAACGATGCCGGCTCGGCGGTGCTGGCCGGCGAGTACCCGGTGGTCATCGCCGTCCATTGGGTGCCGATCCGTGGCCCCCAGGACGGCCACGCCGAGGCCGCCGCCGCCGGCGCCATCACCACCGCCCTGGCCCCCATCACCGTCGCCCTCGGGGTCGGGAGCCGTTCCACCGTCCTGGTCAGTGAGGCCACGACGTGGCCCTGCCTGCGGTGGGAGGCCACCGTCCTGCCCTGACCCCGACCCCGCCCCGACCGTCAGACGCCGTCTGACGCCCTCGACCCTGAACCCAGGAGGCCCTCATGGCCGCACCGCCCACCGCCGTATCGAAGCTGAAAGGGACCCTGCACCTGGGCGCCACCGGTGCCGGCGGGGTCGACGCCGAGGCCCAGGTGTCGGCCATCGGCACGCCCCAGACCGTGACTCGCGACTCGCCCCTCACCGTCTTGACCGGCGACGTGGTCCAGGCCGGCGCCACCTACTCGTGGTCGCTGGTGGGCACCATGATCCTCGATTGGACCGTGCCCACCGGGGTGTTCTATTGGGTTCACACCAACCAGGGCACCACCCAGCCGTTCACGTTCACGCCGGTGGGGGCGACCGGCCCGACGTTCTCGGGCCAGCTAGTGGTCGACGGGTGGAACCTGGAGGAGCTGAACAGCGGCGCCATGGTGGTGTCGAAATTCACCTGGCCCATCCAGGGCCAGCTCACCATCACCCCGCCCGGTGGCCTCCTCGCCGACGACGCCACCCCCGACGCCGCCGGCGAGTACGTCCAGACTGACGCCGCCGGCGTCGAGGCCGCCTAGTGGCCGAGGGGGTCGAGGTCCGGGTGGTCAATCAGGCCGCGTTCGATGGCGCCCTCGGCGCCCTGGCCAAGGAAATGGCCGACCTGCGGGCCGAGCTGACCGACGCCGGCGCCGTCGCCCTGGAGGCCGCCCGCACCGGCGCCCCTCGCCGGACCGGGGCCATGGCCGCCGCCCACGAGGGCACCTACCGGGGCCGTAACCGCTACTCCATCGTCGTGGCCCACCCCGGCGCCTCCGCCGTCCATTGGGGGTGGCCGGGCCATGGGATTCGCCGCCAACCGTGGGTGGTGTCCCGTTTCAACCGTGACCGCCATTGGGAGGACCGGTTGGCCGATGGCCTCCAGGCCGCCCTCGACAAGGAAGCTGCCAAGGTCCGATGAGCTACGAGATTCCCCTTTCCACGTTCCATGTCCTCCTGGAGGACGGCCGCGAGTTCAAGGTGGACACCGACCAGCGCGACCAGCGCCGCGGTTTCCTGTTGGCCAAGGTCGACCCCGAGGAGGACGCCATCGGCGGCCTGCGGGCCATTGCCTGGGCCGCCCTGCACCGCACCCGCCAACTAGAGGGGATGGCCTGGCCCGAGTTTGACCGCCTGGCCACCTGGGTGCTGCCCGAGCAACCCGACGCCGACAGTCCCGAGGGGGGCGCCTTTGTGGACCCTACCGAGGAGGATGGGGCCGTCTAGTGGCCGCCCTGGCCCTGCGCCTCGGGGTCGCTCCCTCCGTGCTGTGGGAGGAGGACCCGCGCGACCTGGCCACCATCCTCGACGTCTTGGCCGAGGTCGAGGGCGAGGCCGGCGATGGCTAAAACCGCCGAGCTGCACATCGACATTCTGGCCTCGGCCGACAAGGCCATTTCGGCGTTCAATGACCTGAAAACCAAGTCGACCGGCTCCATGGACCTGGTCAAAGGGGCCGCCCTCGGCGCCGGGGTGGCCATCGTGGGCGAGTTCACCGAGGCCGCTAAGGCCGCCACCGCCCACCAGGAGCAGGTGGCCAAGGTCGAACAGGCCTACCGAAACCTGAACCTGCCGGTGGGCGACGTCGGCAAGGCCATGGAGGAAATCGACGCCTCGGCCCGCAAAACGGGCCTGTCGGCCGATGATTCCGTCGAGGCCTACAGCCGGCTGGTGGCGGCTACCCACGACTCGGGCAAGGCCATGGAGGAGCTGTCCACCGCCCAGGACCTCGCCGCCTTCAAAGGCATTTCGGTGACCGACGCCGCCAAGGCCCTGACCTCGGCCCAGGCCGGCAACACCCGCGCCCTCAAAGAAATGGGGATCGCCACCAAAGACGCCGAGGGCAAGCAACTATCGACCGAGGAGGTTATGAAAAAGCTGACCGAGGCCGTCCACGGCCAGGCCGACGCCTACGGCCAGACCGCCGCCGGCCAGATGGCCCGCTTCCATGAATCCCTCGACCAGATGCAGGTCACCATCGGCAACGCCCTCCTGCCCGCCATTCAGGGGATGCTGAACCTGATCCAGCCGCTATTCGATTGGTTGAGCAAAAACACCGACGTGACCAAAATCCTCCTGCCGATCATCGTGGGCCTCGGCGGAGCCATCGCCGGGGTGACGGTGGCCGTCAAGGTGTGGACCACCGCCCAGGCCGCCCTCGATGCGGTGATGGACGCCAACCCCATCGTGCTGGTGGTCCTGGCCATCGCCGGCCTGGTCGCCGGCGTGGTCCTCGCCTACCAGCATTTCGCCCCGTTCCGTGACGCCGTCCAGTGGGTGTGGGATGCCCTCAAAGGGCTGGGCGACTTCATCGGCGCCCATTGGAAGCTGATTATCGACCTGCTCCTCGGGCCGCTCGGCATCCTGCTCACCAACTTTGACAAGGTGACCGCCGCCATAAAGACCGTCATCGATTGGCTGGGCAAGGTCAAACAGGCCGCCTCGGACGCCTTCGGTTGGCTGGGCAAGGTGGCCGGCGGGGTCGGCGGCGCCCTCTCCCACATTCCCGGCCTGGGTGGTCTGTCGGCGCCGGCGCCGGCCGGGACGGTGGCCTACGTGGCCGTCTATGTCCAGCCCGGCGACGACTTCGCGGAGGCCGTGTACCGGGGCCTGCGGGAGTATCAGCGCCGCCACCGCCGGCCCGAGCTGGCCCCCTTCCTGTCCTAAGTCATGGCCGCCGGCTATTGGGGAACGGGGCACTGGGGCCACACCACGTGGCTGGGCCGCCAGTGGCCGCCCGGCGCCTCGTGGCGCACCGATTGGAGGTGGTGGTACCAACTCGGGCCCGCCGCCGACGCCGGCATGGACCTCACCGCCTCCATCATCGAGGCCCGCTGGTCGACCGACTCCCACACCCTGGGCGATGGGACGTTCCGGGGCGACCTCCAGCCCGGCCGCCTCACCCTGCGCCTGTGGGACCCCAAGCAGCGCCTTTTGGGGGTGTCCAAGCTCGGCACCATTTGGGGGACCTACAACCCGACCGGGGCCACCTGGTGTTTCTTCCTCGACTCCATCACCGTCCAACTCGCCCCCCCCGGCGCCCCGGTCCTCAACGAAATGGTGGTGACCGCCGACGCCTGGCCCGACCGCCTCACCGTGTCGTCGTATCAGTCGGGCCGCCCCGCCGAAACGGTCGCCGCCCGCGTCAACGCCATCGTGGCCCGCCTCGGCTCCGACACCGGCCTGGTCCTGCCCGCCGTCACCGGCACCGTCGAGGCCGACACCCACACGGTGCCCGCCGTGGTGTCGGTCGCCGGCCAATCCACGTCGGTGTTCCCGTCGTTTCTCCAGCAGCTCCGCGACGCCGCCTCCAATGGCCTCCTGTGGCTGGAGGCCGTGCCCGGCGCCGGCGCCGGCCTGCCCGGCTCCCTCATCGTCCACTACATGCTGGTGGAGACGGTGGCCGCCCGCCCCCTGACCAACGACCAGGTAGTGGCCGCCTCGATATGGGAGCAGAGCCTGGCCCAGCTCCTGACCGAGGTCACCTGGGCCGGCGTCAACGCCTCGGGGGTGGCCACCCGCTACGACACCGTCGCCGGCGGCTGGGGCGCCTACGGCCTGCACCAGGTGACGCTGCGGGTGTGGGGCGACGTCACCGCCGGCGGCGCCCAGCGGGCCGCCACCGACACCATGGCCGCCGAAATCCTGAAAGTGCGAGGGGCGCCCGACGCCGTCTACGTCGACACCATCGACATGGTGTCCGGCGACCGCACCCACCCCAACGGCTCCCCCGGCCCCGCGTGGGACGCCACCCTCATGGTGTGGCCCCCCCACGGGGTGGCGCAATGGTTCCGGGTGACCACCAGCCCCCAGGAGTCCTACCGGGTGGCGTCGTCGGCCCACGTCCTCAACTCCCGAGGGTGGACCGTGACCCACACCCTGGAGAAGTTCGTTCAGCCCACCCACATCCCCTAGGAGCGCCATGCCCGCCCAGGACCCCTACGGCAACCCCGGCGCCGTGGCCACCGGCGACGTCACCGACCCCGTGTGGGGCAACGCCGTCACCGCCACCATCGTGCGCCGCTTCCCCACCACCACCGCCCGCGACGGGGGGTGGCCCAACCCGCCGAGGGGCGCCCTGTGCGTCACCACCGACACCGACACCGTGTGGCAGGCCGTGGGCACCCCGGCGACGTGGGCCGCCCTCATCCCGGCCCCGGCCGTCATCCTCGATTCCTGCACCCCCAACGGTGGGAGTCCGCCGCCGGCCGGGGTCCGGTCGAGGCTGCACGCCGGTTCGGCCGTGGTGAGCACCAGCTCCGCCGGTTTCGCCTATTACAGCTTCCCGTGGGGCGGCTTCACCTATGGCTGGTCCGCCCTCCTCACCCCCGGCTACGACGCCAATGTCGGCTTCATGGCGGTGAGCGCCTCCACCTGGAACGCCCTGTCGAGCATGGGCATGTACGTCTGGCAGAGCAACGGCGCCCCGTTCAACGGGACCTTCCGGTTCGGCTACATGATCGTGGGGGCCTAACGGTGGATGAGTCCCGCGCCGACGATGGCGCCATCTTCGGTTTCTGGGCCTTCGTGGTCCGCCGCCGCCACGCCGGCGAGCAGCTCGAGCTCGAGGACGCCGCCACCGTGCTGCGCCTCGTCGAGCTCTACGACGAGGCCGGGGACCCGCCCGCATGAAACCCCAGGTCGCCGCCGGCTGTCCCCATACCCCCCGCCCCGTTTGCGCCGCTCCTGCGGCCCTGCAGAGCCCGCTTTTCGAGGAGGTCGACCCGTGGTGATGCTCACCGACCTGGGCGACGCCCTGGACGCTGCCGGCGTCCCCTGGACCGGGGTCGGCTACTCCCCCGTCGACCCCACCGGCGCCGCCGATTGGACCTCCAGGGGCCGGCCCGCTTCCACGGGGCCGTTCAACCCGGCTGGGGTCCTGTGCCACCACACCGCCTCGCCTGCCGGCACCACCGCCGCCGCCGACCTCAACGTGATCCTGTGCGGCAACGGCTCCGCGCCCGGCCCCATCTCGCAGCTCTACATCTCGCGCTCGGCTGAGCTGTACGTGGTCGCCGCCGGCCGGGCCAACCACGGGGGCACCGGCTCGCGCCCCGGCGTCGACGCCGGCTGCACCGACATGAACGCCGTCCTGGTCGGCATCGAGGTCGGCAACGATGGGGTGGGGGAGCGGTGGCCCGACCCGGTGTGTGAGCTGTACGGCCGCACCGTGGCCGCCCTCCTCGACCACTACGGATGGGACCTCGGCCAGGTGTTCCTTCACGCCACCACCGGCCCGCAGTGCGGCAACCACAAAATCGACCCCGCCGGCCCGTGGACCCGCCAGCCCGACCTCCCCGGCGGTGGCGCCGGGACGTGGAACGTGGCGACGTGGCGGGAGTGGTGCGGCCAGTACGTGGGCGACAACCCGCCACCCGGCGCCGAGGCAACCCCCAGCGATAGGAGACGTTCCATGTCCGACTTCGTGGTCATCTACGGCATCCCCGACGTGGCCGATGGGACCGTCCTGGAGCTAGTCCAGGGCACCAAACGCCACGTCTCCGGCGACGAGTGGTGGCAGGTGCTCAAAGGGGTGGTGATGGCCCCTGACGGCTCCGTGCCCACCCACCACCCCTGGCAACCGGTGGCCTTCGTGACCAACGGCTACTACGCCCTGTCGCTGCCCGACTTCGACCACGCCACCAGCCTCGCCGTCCCCACCCTCGACGCCGCCGACGCCCCCGACGCCGGCTGACGATGGCCGGGGCCCGCGTGGCCGTCCAGGCCGTGGTCGGCGCCCTCCTGATCCTCGACGGCCTCGCCGGCTGGTCGACCGACGTGGTGGCCGTCGTGGTCGGCCTCGCCCTCGTCCTCGGCCTCGGCCTCGAAACGGTGGTGAGCGCCCTGCGGGGCACCGGCCAGCGCCCCCCCGACGGCCCCAGGTAAAGCCCCAGGTCGCCGCCGGCTGTCCCCATACCCCTCGACCCGTTTGCGTCGATCCTGGGGCAACGTAGCGCCCGCCTTTCCGCGCACCACCCCGCACCGGGGCCTCTCCTCGACCAGCAAGGCCGCCCGCCGATCGGCCCGCGCGCTCGGACGCCGGCGGGCCTCCTCGTGGTCGGTGACCGCACCAGGCGCCGGGTGATCCCACATTCAGACGGATGAACGGGACCGGCCCCCGGTGCGATCGACGTCACCGTACCCACCCCCCACCCCGCAAACGTGACAACGCCCCGACGCCCGAAAACGGCCCGAACCCCATCCTTCGGAGCCGCCCCCGCCCGACCCGCCGAGGGCGTGAGTGGCCGCTTTTTCCTGACAACGGCGCGCGCCCACTCGCATCGGTACGTGACAATTCACGGCCTCCCCCGGCTCTCACCGGTGTCCTCCCGGCCGCCGGCCGCCGCCACGCCGCCGACCCCGGCCGAGCTGGCTACGGTCCCCGCCGGCGCCGGCCGACGTCTCCCTGCCACGGCCGCCGGTCGACGCCGCTGTCACACCATCCGCGCTCGGGCTGCTCACGGGCCATAACGTGCGGGCCAGCGCACTCCCACCGGGGGTGGCGCCCACCGGATGCTTGCCGGCGACCGCCGAGCGCGCGAAGGTTGGCGCTGTCCCACACACCGGCGGTGTGTGATCCGAAACGGACTGAGGGCGCCCCCTGTGACGGGAGCGCCCTCGGCAACCAACGGGATGGAGCCCCGATTGGCTACACCGCCGCCCAAGGTAACAGAGAGCAAGGGACCAAGGGGTGGACAGTCGTCACCCCAGGCCCGCCGCCGCCGCCAGTACCAATGGCGCCTGGCCGCCCGCGCCGCCCGCCGGCTCGGCCTGCGCCACACCGGGCCGATGCTGTACCTGCTGGGCGACCTCCACGCCGCCACCAGCGCCCACCTGGCCACCGTCCACCCATCCCAACAGTGGATGGCCGACGAGCTGCGGTGCCACCTGAACACCGCCCACCGCCAGGTGGCCGCCCTGAAAGCGGCCGGCGTCGTGGCCGTCTACGTCAACCCGCCCCGCAAGCGCGGCGACGGCACCTACACCCGTGCCACCAACCGGATGCGCCCCGACGTCGCCGCCTGTCAACGGGTGATCGCCGGCAAAGGCCCAGGTGGCGCCTACACACCGTCAACGGTGCCTATGTCACCCCTTCGGGGTGCGGAGAACCATGGGGCGGTGCCGTCAAGCACCCCGCCGCCCCCCAATGGGGCCGAGCCGGCACCGGAAAGGGGGCCGCCATGTCCGGCGCCCGAGCAACTCCAGCCCTTCGACGGCCCAACCGCCGAGGGGCGGGCCATCATCGCCAGCATCCACGCCGCGCGCGCCGAGCGCCGGGCCACGGGTCTGGCGGGCCGCGCCCCGAACGCCGGCCGGCTGAGAAGGGGGTGGTGACCCACGCCCCGCTACCGCCCCGGCCGGGGTGTGATCCCGATGGACGCCGCCGCCGTGGCCGAGCGCCTCGCCGCCTGGAGGTCCAACCCCGACAACCCCGCCGCCCGCGATGCGGCCTACGCCGCTGTCCTGCGCCGCCAAATGAACGCCGCCGAGCCGCCCGAGGAGCCGCCCGACGTCGCCCCCCGAGAGGAGTAGTACCTGTGACCGATCATTTCGTCGGCTTCCTGGCCGGCACGCTCTTGGCCAAGGTCCTCGACCTCGGCCTCGGCCTCGACCTGGAGGCCGGCTCCTTCGATGGCGACGACAAGGAGGTCACCATGGTGGTCGTCGGCCGGGCCGGCACCCGCATCCGCATCACCGTGGCCATCGAGTCCGCCGATGACCTCGACCGATAGCGTCGAGCCGTGGCCGAGCGCGACCGGCGTCGCAAGTACCCGCCGCACGGGACCAGGGCTAGGTACAACCACCGGTCCGAGCCGTGCCGATGCGCGGCCTGCACCGAGGCCAACACCATCTACGAGCGGGACCGCCGCCAAGCCGAGGCCGCCCGTAGTCGTCGGGGCGAGCGGGCCATGGTGGACGACGCCGGCAACGTCCACGGCTTCGAGCAAGTCCTGTTCGAGGAGTGAGCCGTGAGCGCCGGCGTCGCCGCCCACGGCGACCGCCGCCGCTACCAGCTCGGCTGTCGGTGCCCGACCTGCACCCTGTCCAACACCGGCTACCAGCGCGAGGTCCGAGCCGGCCGGCGGGGCACGCCCGGCGACCGCTTCGGTGGGTACGCCGTCGACCTCGGCGCCGCCCTGTTCGATGAGGACGATGGGGGGTGATCCGCCCCGGCCCCGACCACATCGGCCCCGGCGGTGCGCCCGGCGGCCTCGTGGTCCACGTCTACGACACCCGCACCGCCGAGCTGGTCACCTTCGGACCGGTGGCCCTGTCCGGTGACGCCGACGCCATCGCCGCCGACCACGCCGCCGAGGTCCGCCACCTGGTCCCCGACGACGTGCCCGTCTGTCTGGTGTTCTACGACGGCGATAGCGGCCGGCGCCTGGTGCCACCATGGGCCGGCCGGCCACTCTGACCTAAGACAGGAAGGTTCAAATGTGGAATGACCTCGACCACCAGCCCCCCCACCCGGCGTGGGCCGTGGCGCTGGTCGCCCTCATCGTGGTGGGCCTGGCCATCGTGGTGGTGGGTGTCCTGTGATTCAAGCCGGGGGTGGGTACGTGGGCGATGAGGGTGGGGGTCGGGACCGATGACGGCCCCCCGCTACCGGACCAAGGGGTACCGCCTCACCCGCCTCGCATGGGTGGGGGTGGTGGCCGAGGGCCAGGTCGAGTGCCACCTGTGCGGCCAGCGCATCGTCGGCGCCTTTGACCTGGATCATGTCCGGGGTGGTGGCGATGAGCTGCACCCCGCCCACCCAGGGTGCAACCGCTCCGAAGGGGCGAGCGCCCGAGCGCGAGCGCGTCGACTCGGCTGGGCCTCGGGAACGTCGGCCGAGCGGCGCGACGCGGTTTCTTGTTCACCAAGTCGGAGGAC